AAATGAAATTCCTCCTCACAATGGCCGCAAAAAAGGGAGACTGAACGTTTTTTACCCAAAAACCACAGCCCCCTTGCTTATCTCTATAAGGATAGCAGAAATAGCGGGAAAGTGCAAGATGTTGGGAAAATTTTGTCGTCATGTGAAAATATTAGTATTAAATGCGAAAGAGGTTTTACACCTTTTTCGCATTATTTTTTTACCGAAAGCGAGGTGCGGAAGTGCGCGAATATAGATACCTTACCCACGACGACCGCCTACTTATTGAAAAGCTATATGCGCACGGAATCACACCGTCCAGCATTGCCGGGGTTGTAGGGGTATCGCTGGCGACAATCTACCGAGAATTGCCGCGCGGCTATACCGGCAAGCGTTATCCCGGCGGGCGCAAAGTTTACAGCGCCGAGAAAGCCCAGCAAACCACCAATCAGAATATCAAACGCCGTGGGCGAACCCCGGCGGATAGAAAGGACGCGACAAAATGACCCCTGTTGAAACAAAGAACACCAAAAGCTCCGGCATTGAAATCGAAATTCAGCTGGACACCGACGACGCCCACGCGAAATTAGACAATCTTGCCGTCCATGTAACGGCGGTGAATGAACTGCTTGATCGTACCCTTAACCGCCTTGATCGCGCAGCGCAAATACTGCCCCCGACCTCCCTTGAAGCTGTCCGGGCAATGCGCTACGGCTTACCGCCGACGGAAAACTATATGCGCAGCCTTGCGGAAATGTTGAAAATCAGCTGCCCGCTGGTTGCAGAAGTCAACTACTTCCTGCGCACGAACGCAGACGGCACTTGCGCTGGGCGCAATAGTTCGGTTCAAATCAAGTTTGCAGCCGGTGATGAAGTTAAATTACCGATTGATGAGCATGACCGAATCGGCATTTTGGCTTGCGTTTCCGAAACTGTCTGCCGATATGCGCACCGGGTATCGCCTGATGCTTGAATTAAACCACGCCTACAACATGGACTGTATGCAGGGCATGGCGCAGTTTCCAGACGGATATTTTGACCTTGCCGTGGTTGACCCGCCATACGGCGGCGCAGGCAATACGTTCAAATGCTCCGATAAAACCCGCTTTGGCGGGCGGTTTGATCGTTACCGTTCTACCGCCCCGGCGGTTCAGAACCTTGCGGGGGGGGGGTATAGCATTACCCGAACTGGCGGCGCATGGGCGGCGAAATACGGCAAAAAAATCATAGCGTGGGACAACGCGCCACGCCCGGAATACTTTGATGAATTGTTTCGCGTTTCCAAGCAACAAATCATCTGGGGCGGCAATTACTTTAACCTGCCACCCTGCCGGTGTTTCCTGATCTGGAACAAGCCCAACATACCGGCCGACTTTACCATGGCGCAATGTGAATTTGCGTGGTGCAGCTTAAACGAAAATGCCAAGCTGATTTCACTTTCCAGCACCCGCAGTAAAGACGCAAAGCACTGGCACCCCACGGAAAAGCCCATCGGTCTATACGACTGGATTTTCCGCCTGTTCTGTCATCCCGGCGATAAAATCCTTGATACCCACCTCGGCAGCGGCAACAGCCGCAAGGCTGCCTATGATGCGGGGCTGGATTTCATCGGGTTTGAAGTTGACCCGGAATACTATGCCAAGGGCTGTGCCGATTTTGACGCATACGCCGCACAGCAAAGCCTATTCCGGCAGATGGCGGCAGAAAGCGCCGGTGAACAGCTGTGCCTATTATAACAACTCTATGCGCGTTTGGCGGTATCGGCGCAGAACTGACCGCTGCCAGCAGCCGAAAGCAACTTACAGAAAGGGGTGCAAACGGCTGACCGGGCACCGTGCGGGCCGCTATCTGCCGCACGGAGGTGTCGGACACCTAAAGGGGCGTTGCCCCTATCCGCCCCGGCGGGCAAGCCTGTTCGTGCCCGCTGGGTATATATGCGGGCGCTGGCGCAGATTTCACAGCATCGGTCAGTTCAATTCTGACGGCCCGCTGCCCCTTTTTCTCTCCTTTACCTCCTCAATAGCTGGCAGCCGGGAAAGACCGGCACTATATGAGCCGCCAAAGCCGCATGAAGCCCCGGCGGATAAGAAAAACACAGGAGGATTGAAAAGCATGATCGACACGTCCATCATCGAAAGCCCACGCCGTGACACTTCCCCGCAAGTATACGCGGGGCTGCCCGCGCAGGCGTATGTTCCCAACCCCTACGATTTCGGGCGACCGGCCATTGTCTACCCCGGCGACAGCGTGTACTATTCCGCGCCTGAACCCCATGACAAAGCCCGCGCCGCCGACACCGTGCTTGACGCCGTGCGCCGCACAGCCTGCGCCTACATGAACCAGGCCTTGCGCGTAAGCCCCGCACAGGCGGCGGCAATGGAAGCGGGTATTCAATATGGGTGGAGCGACCCCCGCCCCAATCCGGTGAACTATACCGCCGCCGGTGATTATTGCGGGCAGTAACGCCGCACACGGAGGAATAGCTTATGGGGAGACCGCCGAAGCGGAACCTGAACTATTCGACGTGGGATGTTGACGTACTGGAAAACGATACCTCTATTGATGCCTTGATTGATGCACAGGGGCCAGCGGGCTTTTATGTCTACTTTGCCCTGTGCCAAAAAGCCTACGCCACCGATGGTTATTTCTACCGCTGGGGATATGACAACGCCGCGAGTACAGCCCGCAAGCTGGGCGGCGGCTTGAAGTCAACCCAAGTTCGGGCAATCGTTGATCTGTGCGTGTCTTTAGGGCTTTTCGATAAAGCCTTATTTACAACGGACGGAATACTAACCTCTCGCGCAATTCAAAGCCGCTATCTTGACGGCATTGCAAGGCGTACCGGCGAAATACCAATTATTGTTGAATACTGGCTTTTAGAGGCAACGCCCCGCGCCGGTTTAGTTTTTGTACACAAAAACGGAATAACCGCATACAGAAACCCGATTAACGAACCACAAAAACCGAGTTTTCGCACAGAAGATTATATTAGACAAAATGAGATTAACCCCCAACATAATCTTCCCCCCGAAACGACTGTTGAAAAGTCTGTTGAAAACAGGCGCGAAAGCTGTACCCGCATTATAGCCCTGATTCAATCCTATACAGGGGCAAATTTGCAGGGTGATAAGCAAACAAGAAAGCAGGTGTACAACCTGTTTGACCGTGGCTACACAGAACAGGACGTGAAAGCAGTTGTACAGATCGCCGCAAACACAGAGGCGCAGTTCCCACCGCCTGTACAGCTTTTCGGGCCTATGTTCGACCGAATGATTACCGACCCGGCGGGCGCGTCGAGCTACGCCCTGCGCGATCACTACGCGCCCCTGCCGCCGGTCAGCAAGAAAGGAAGTGCAAGAGCATTCAATGGCGGATATTAAATACACCCTGCCGCCCCCTACCGAAGATGTTGAACAAATCTGCCTTTTCCGATGGGCAAACGCACAGCAGGGCAAATACCCGGAGCTTGCGCTTATGTACCATGTTCCCAACGGCGGCAAGCGCAGTAAATCCGAAGCGGCGCGGTTCCGTGCCATGGGCGTGAAAGCCGGTGTGCCTGACATCTTCCTGCCGGTCAAGCGCTCCGGCCATTGGCCGACATTACCGCCTGACATGATCGCGCCCTATAACGGTTTGTACATCGAACTGAAACGACAGCGCGGCGGTACGGTATCAGCTGCACAAAAGCAATGGATTTTCGACTTACGCACCGCCGGTTATGCCGTGGAAGTCTGCAAGGGCTGGGAATCTGCCGCCGCTGTCATTACGGAGTATCTGGAGGGGCGGTATAGACCGCAATATCAGCCATGAACAACAGCAAGAAACGTCACAGCGGCAGCGCGTACCGCCGTTTTGAAACCATGATGAACTACTACGCCAAGCCCGGAAAAGACCGTACCAAAGCCAAGCAGCACCCGAAGAAGAAAAGGAGCAAGAAAAAGTGAAAACTATTGTCATTCTGAATTTGAAAGGCGGCGTCGGCAAAACTACCACCGCCACAAACCTTGCCTATGAGCTTTCCAACGTCGGCGATACCCTATTGATTGATGCCGACAAGCAGGGCAACAGCACCGAGTTTTACGGAATCCGCGATTTTAAGTACGGTCTGGGCGATGTGCTGACCGCCAAGACTGCCGCCGATGCCTGCGCCCTGCACTCCACACTTCCTGCCATTTCCGCCAGCGGCAAACCGTACCCACATCTGCGCGTCCTGCCCAGCGACTACCGCTTGATGAAGTCGAACATTTCCTTGCTGCTGGATACCTCCAGCGGGCGGGATAAGCGCCTGCGCCGCTACCTTGCAGAAAACGAAAACACGTTTGACTTTGTTGTTGTGGACTGTGCGCCGGATATTGACATGGCAAGCATCAACGCGCTTATGGCTGCCGATCTTGCCCTTGTGCCAATCACGCTGGATAAGAACGCCCGCAAGGGGCTTTCCGAGGTGTGGGAACAGATCACCGCCGCACAGCAGGAAAACCCCAAGCTGAAAGCCCACGTCATCATTACCCGCTATCGCCCCGATCAGGCGGCAAAAGCTGCCGAAAACACCGACCTTGCCCTGTTGGGCAGCGGCATTCGGGAATCAACTGTGAAAGTCGAAAATAGCAACGATGCCGGAACACCGCTGTCCGTATCAAGCCGGTGGAGCAATGCCGCCCGCGATTTCCGCGCCCTTACAGATGACGTGCTGGAGGTGTTGGGATATGAACAGCCCTTGCCGCTGTAAAGCCCCTGCGCCGCTGTTCGCGGTCTATGCAAAAGATGGGCGGATTATGATGCAGACCGACAGCCTCGCTTGTGTCCCGCCGCCAGACATCCTAAAGGCGCTGAAAGCTGCCGGGTACAAGATCAAGGAACGTAAGCAATGAACACACCCTGTTACAAATGCCCCCGGCGGGCGGTGAACTGTCACAGCCGGTGCCCGGACTATGCGCAATACCGCAAGCTGTGTGATCAGATCAGCGCCGCCCGCGATGCAGAACGGCGCATGGATTCTGCCGATGCCGAGCGAGGCGACAAAATACGCCGAGACGTCCGCAAGAACGGACTGTACAACCAACGGAAAGGACGGAAACGATGATTGATTTTGGCTGCGTTTGCAATAACGCAATTACCCTGTATGAATGTGACCCGGCGCTGAACACTGCCTGTATGCACAAGTGGTGCGCCGTCGATCACCCCGACGACCCGAAAAGCCAATGCCACCGCACTATGCACCCCGAATTTGCACGGAAAGGCACCCGCCCTGTGCAGATCGACCTCAAGACCGGCGCGGAGGTGATACTGTGAAAGCCAAGAAAAAGCCCCTGCATCATAACACGTCAGACCCGGCGAAAATCCGGGAAAACATTATCCAGCAGTTTGAAAGCCTACCCACAGACACGCGGGATATTATCGCACAATTCTACATTATGACCCTGTCCGAAAAGCTCCCGGAGTGGCAGAAACAGGGCGACAAAGCCCGGCGCGCCGAATCCGGCAAGAAGAAATAAAATGCCGTTTTGGTGTTCCACTGGAACACCCCGGAGGGAACCATGAACCTGATTCAAGATGTATTGCGGGCAGCTGAAAGCAAGCCGGAACAAGACCGCTTTGTTCGCGTCAAGCTGGAGGACATTCTGCCCGACCCCGAAAATTTCTACAACACCGATGAAATAGAAGAACTTGCGGCGGCAATAGACGCTTTCGGACTGGAACAGCCGTTGGTCGTTCGCCCGGCGGTCGATGAACCCGGCAAGTACCGTCTGACCGGCGGGCACCGCCGCCGTCTTGCCCTTCTCACCCTGTACGCCAAAGACCCCGACCGTTGGCGGGAAGTCGATGCACGGCTGACAACCAGCCTCGGTGCCCTTGCAGATCAGGCGCGGCTTATTTTGATGAACCGCACCGCCCGCAAAGAAACCGAGTATGAAAACATGATGGAAACCGTCAAGACCGCCGAAATTGCCCGCGAGTTCAAAGCGGGCGGCGGCAAGGTCGAGGGCAAGACCCGCGCGGCAGTTGCAACGGCGCTGGGCATATCCTCGGCGCAGGCGGGCAAGTATCAGGCAATCTACAAGCACCTGACACCCACCTTGATGCGCCGATACAAAGACGGCGTGATTGGTACGCAGGTTGCCTATGAATTAAGCAGCTTGCCCAAGCGTCAGCAGGAAGAAGTTGCCGCGCTGTACCCGGTGCCCACGATGGAGAACGCCCGCGCCCTGAAATCTGCCCGGAAACAAAGGGAAAAAGCCCCCTGCCAAACTGCCCCGACTGAGGTTGCTGTTGCAACCACGGACGCCACTGTTGCACAATCGGCACTTGCGTGTTCTGTGGAGACACCGCCACCCCCGGCGGAACAGCCCACGCCGCCGATTCAACCCAAACCCAAGGAACCATCGGCGGTTGCCGTCAGCCCTGCGCCGGTGTCCGAACTGCCAGCAACGGAACCGCCCACGCAGAACACTGGCACCGATACCGACACTTTAGCCGACGCTGCCCGCGATCTTAGCAACTACTGTGAACAGAATGGCAGCGGCGAATGCTGCCAAGGCTGCTATTTCTATGATGATGTGCGCGGGGCCTGCCGAATTGGGCTGCCGTTCACATGGGAGGTGTAATTGTGCAATATCTGATTATCGCGGTTGTCTTAGTGTTCGCAGCCATTGCGGGCGCGGCGGTTAAAATCTGCTTTGATATTCCGCATAAAAAATTCAAGAATAAAACTCTCAATACCCCCGCAAAGCTGTATGAAGCACCTTTGCCGCCACCCTCGGCAGTTACGATTGCCCACGATCTGAAATGCCCTGTATGTGGGTATGAGTTCGCGGCGCTGGAAGATAACCGCTATACCGTTGATGGCACACACAACTACGGCAAATTTCATTACTACAATGAAGGAGCCATAATCAGCGACACAGCCATTGTTGACGGCCTGCATGATGCCTTTGACTGCCCGATGTGCGGCTGTCAAATGGTGGTACACCCGCGCTTGCGCACGGTTTCTTCCCCGAAACGCACCACAACAGGAGGCGCAACCAATGCCCCAACATCTGAAATTTGATGCCAAAGCCTGTTCCAGCAAGCCATTTGAAAAAGCAAGCCCTGAACTGCTGGAACAGCTGAAAAAGATTGCCGCTTTTCCGCGCCCTGCCTCCCCCTGCTATTGGGAGTGCGTCGGCTGTGGGTTTGAACACAACTGCCGCACAAACGGCTGTGCCGTCATGCTGAAAGCGGCTGAATTACTGGAGGAATAAGACCATGACCCGAAAGAAAGCTATTAAAACCATTATGGCCGTCACCACTCACGGCGATAAACGCGCAGCAGATAATACGTTTGATGCGGTAAAGAAACATCTTGCAGGAAACCCCAGCAACGCTACTGTTCTTTACCGCACTCTCATTCTGATCAACAACAGGGCCAGCCGTGACCCGGAGCCGAGTTTTTATACGTTTACAGTTATTATGCGGGCGAGTATATATGCAACGCTCATGCGCGACCATTACGGCCCTGGCGTGGGCGGTAAGTTGATTGGCGACGCGGAGGCGTAAACCCATGATGCACAAGGAAGAAGAAAAAAGCCGCATGGTGTGCCCATTCCGTGTTCACGGCGTAACCACGCCCTCTGCCACAATTCCAGATGCAATATTCAGGAATGAATATTTTATGCCGTGCCTGCATGATGACTGCCCCGCCTATCGGTGTGAAAAATATACCCGAAACACCCCGGCGGGCAAGGAAAATATCATCGTCGAACATTGCGCACGACTGGAGGAATGAAAAATGCGAATGATAGATGCCGACAGCCTTGAAAGCAAACTGCCCGCCCACAGCAACGACAGCAACCACGTTATGACCCGCAATTTTGCTGTTGAAAGTTTCCGGGCGCTTATCAAAGCAGAACCCACCGTGACCCCGTCGCCTGTCTACGCAAAGTGTATCTTATTAGATCGGGCGGTTCGGTACGACCTGCAATCCGCATTTCCGAAAGCAATTATGAACCTGCGCCTTGAATTGATTGTCTATCCGGCGCGCAATATCACTGTACCGCTGTACGGTGCGGACACGCTGGACGAACTGAATGCCCGGATTATTGAATGGTGCAGCCATGAAGCCTGCAAGTCGTACAATTCGGCAAGTCAGAAATACCACTTGAACGGTATCAACCAATTTTGCGACACGATTTATACACGCACAAGCATGGAATACATCTATACCTATTTGGGCAACGGTATCAACCATGATCTGTGCCTACGCTTTGTCGGCGAAATGGACTTCAACCTGAACAAGCTGAAACGCGCCATTGCGCAGGGCGAGGGCAAATGATGCCGCCGACCGAAAACAGCGCCGCCCTGTTTGGCTGGCATAGTCAGGACAGCCGCGCAACCGGCCCGCTGGACACCGCCGACACCGTTACCGCCCACTACGGCACCGGCGGCGGAAATACCCAGCTGATCGTCCAGCCCTGCATCTGCATACAAGGCTCCATGATTGGCCGCGCCGAGAAAAACGGCCCGCAAGGTGATGGGCTGAATCAGGAGGTGTGTTTTACCCTGAATACCGTAGATGAACACGCCGTTGCCTACACGTTCGCCGAGCAAAACTATTCTGAATACGTCCTATCCCCGGCGGGCGGTACAATCAAGGCAAACGGCGGCGCTACCGGCGGCGGTGGTGAAACACTGGTTGCCCATAATCAGCCCCATTACATTGTCCGCCGCCTTATGCCTTTGGAGTGCAGCCGCCTACAAGGATTCCCGGACGGCTGGGGAGAAATCGAACACCTCCCGGCGGATATGCCGCCAGACACCGCCGATTTCTGGCGCGGGGTTTACCGCACAGCTTGCACAATCAATGGCGTTGTCCCGAAAAAATCAATACTTACCAGCGACAAAGCCCTTGCCAAGTGGCACAACCAACTGCACACCGATGGCGCAGAATACAAAATGTGGGGCAACGGTATGGCGCTACCCAACGCCCTGTTTTTTGTCAGCCGCGCCGTTGCCCAGATCAGCGCAGACGAACACCGCCCCGCTGATACCGTAAAGCTGGGCAGCCTGTTCGACGGCAGCGGCACAATGCCCCTTGCCGCCGTTATGTGCGGCGCAACCCCTGTATGGGCAAGTGAAGTCGAGCCGTACCCCATCGCCGTTACCAAAACACACTTGCCGAATGTCCGGCACCTCGGCAATGTTTCCGCCATTGATGGCGGGAAGATCGAGCCGGTAGACATCTTCACATTCGGAAGCCCATGTCAGGACTTGAGCATTGCTGGCCGTCGCAAGGGGCTTAAAGGACAGAAATCTTCCCTGTTTTGGGAGGCAATCCGCATTGCGTCTGAAATGCTGGCGGCAACCGGCGGCAGATACCCGCGCTTTGTCATTTGGGAAAATGTCTACGGCGCTTTATCTTCAAACGGAGGTGATGATTTTGAAATCGTCCTCAACGAACTGTTGCACCTTACCGGGTCAAACGAGTTTATTCGACAGCACGGAATCTGGGGGGGCTTTGCAGGGTATGGAGAAGTTGCCTACCGTGTTGTCGATGCGAAATATTGGGGAGTGCCCCAGCGTCGCAAACGTGTCTATGCTGTCGCTGATACTGGTGGAGAATCCGCCAACGAAATACTATTTGACCGTAAAGGCGATGAATGGAATTTTAGACCGAGCCTCCCGGCGGGGAAAGCCGTTGCCGGACTTGCTGACGACTGCTATTGCTGGCATGAAAGAATGGTACAGGCAAAATCCTCCGGGGGGGGGGAAAATCTCGCCTACACGCTGAAAATTCGGCAAGGCTGTGACGGCGGCGGAAAAGGGGCGCTGATACAGACCGAGCTTTCCGCCACCCTTGCAACCAACAACGACCAAACACTGTTTGCCCCGGTCACAAAGGAGTAATGAAAAATGCTGACACTTCCCATAAAGCAGGAATGGTTTGACATGATCTGCCGCGGTGAAAAGCGCGAAGAATACCGTGAAGCGACAGAGTATTACCGAACTCGCATAAATTCTGCCATAGTTGCCGACCCGAATTGCAAAGGTCAAGCATACAAGATTTTTCCTGTAAAAATTCGTGCCGGATACAATTCAAAAGCCCCAGCAGCCATATTGCGGGTGCATTGCATCTTCGGCAAAGGCGGTGTGCGCGAATGGGGCGCAGACCCGGACAAATACTACTATATCCTGCAAATTCTGCGCATTGAAAGCATTGAAAACTGGAAAGGTGGAAACATCCCTGCCGAACGCCTGCGCTGTGAAACCTGCCTGTATTGGGAAGATTTCAACGGCGTATGCTTTTGCGGCGAAAGCCCCTATTGTGCCGACTTCACGGACGGCGATGACGGCTGCTGTTACTGGCAGCAGAAAGAGCCTGCCACACAATCCCCGGCGGATACGGAGGGCACAGAATGAGCAAAGCACCGAAATGGGGCGATTCCATCCGCGAATCCAAAGATTCCAAACGGAAAGCCCCCGAAACTGACAAATACTTTGGCACGATCTGCGTTTGCGCCCTGCGCTACTGCATGGGTCGTCAGACCTATATGCCGACACTGGTACAAGATTTCTGCCGCCGACATATTGCACGGTTCGACGATAACACTATTCGCACCATGATTGACGACATAGATTTTGCAGAACGGACAGGCCAAAGCATGGGCGACGATGAAATTGACCGCCCAGACTGGTACAGATTCAAAAAAATACTTGAAAATGAAAAAGAACGGAGGGTGAACCATGCGACTGATTGATGCAGACAAAATTGTAGAGGTTGCCGAACACGCTTACGGTGAGTGGAACAAGGCAATGGGCGCGGCGGAGGGGCGGCAGATCAACCTTTGCTACAAAAAACAGGAACTGTGCAAAGCAGTAAAAAGTGTTGCCGATGATTGCCCCACCATTGACCCGAAAAATCCACAGCCCATTTTGCATTGGAAAAAGACAGAATTTGGGTATGAATGCCCTGTGTGTGGTGCGGAACCAACGTGTTATAGATGCGGGTTGATTGAACGGTCGAGGTATTGCTCCTATTGCGGTACACGGCTGTATGGCGATTAGTTGGCAGGAGGGCTATCAAGATGAATGACCCTTTAGAAAAACTGCTGAAAAAAATGGAGCTTTCGTGCTACGGCAAAGAAAGCGACCTTATCTACCGGGGCGATGCACTGAACGCGATTCGCGGGGCGTGTATCATGGCACATATTCCGTTCAATTCCAGCAGCCCAGAAGGGCGGCGCACGATGGAAGCCATAAAAGCGGTTTGGAAAGTAAAAAGCGCCTCCACCTCTTTGCACGGCGGCTGGAAGAACGCCAAGACCGAACCACCGCCGCCGAACACGGACGTTGAAGTGTATTGCAAAGCGCTGGGCGTTACAGTTGGGTATCACCGCCCTTTGATGGACGAATGGCTGACGGACGATCACCGCACCTTGCGGAACGTCACCCACTGGCGACCGATACCACCGCCACCGCCGGAGGCTGAACCATGAACAACTACACCTTGCCGCCCGGCATCGTCAAGGTCTGTGCAGGACTGGTACAGAGCGCCACAACAGAGCCGTATCTTTCCGCCCTGTGCGCCGCTGAACAAACCCTATTCGACAAATACCCGGCAGAACAACAGCAAGAGGCGCGGCGGCTGGTTGCTGCCGTAAAGGTGAACATTCGCCACCCGCGCAGACCCAGCGCCGCTACCCTGCTACGGCAGTTTGATCTAAGCGTAAGCGAAAGCACATTCAAGCGGTACAAACGTGAATACTGCTATGTGCTTGCCCGCGAATCGCACTTGATTTCAGATGCAAGCCCTAAAGCCTAAAATTTACAGTTTGTTCACAATGTTGACCTGATAACGGATTTCAAGTGTGTTATAGTGAATTTGTCAGGTGGGAACACTGACGGCTTTTCTTCCTCCTAAGAGTGACGACACCCGACCCGGCGGGCAATCCGGGATATTGTGGTACAGAGTAGGTCAAGCGCACTGCGCGGCGGTTCGATTCCGCAATGTACCTGCCCGCTGGTTTGTGTATCACACATTCCCCGGCGGGTTTCCAATCAACCGTGTTCAGCATGAACACACTTCCCGAATGGTGACACATGGCACAGAGTTTTGCAAAAGCATTCTACAAGTCAACCCGCTGGCGGAAATGCCGCGCGGCGTTTATCGCTGATCGTATGCGGATTGATGGCGGGCTGTGCCAGATGTGCCGCGACGAACCCGGCTACATTGTGCATCACAAAGTATGGCTGACGCCACAGAACATTGACGACCCTGACGTGGCGTTGAATCCGGCAAACTTTCTATACGTTTGCCACGACTGCCACAACAAGATCGAGAACGACGGCGGCAATCTATATTATTTTGATGAACAAGGCCAGCCGCAACCGCTGGACGCAAGCAACAGCGGCAGCGGCGGTACTCCCCCCTATAAGTACCATAACCCGGTCTGACATAGAACCGAGGGAGTGAGGTACAAAGAACACACAGGTTATTTTCGTATGACCGGGGGGGGTATCAAGTAAAAATGAAGATTTGCGCCGGGTTCGCTGGCATCTGGCGGGAGGTGAAAAAACTTGCCGGACGAAGTAATCCGGGCGGTGCGGTCAATCCTTGACCGGGGCAACACCGCCGAAATCAAGCGCCGAAAAAACGGTGAAATCATCGTTTTGGAAGTGCGGCGAAAAGTGAAAAGCAGTGCGGTACAGCAAGTGGGCTGTACTGAGGGCCAAGTGGGGCCGTAAGCTATCGCGTATGTCGATGGCTTGCGGCCTCTTTCTTTTTTGGCACAGGGGGACGCTATGGCGGCGACAAAGAAAACCGGGACAACAAAAAAGACCAACAAAAAGGCGTCGGCCAGGGTGCTGTCTGAAAGGGAACTGCAAACCCTGATTGATGCTGTGCCGGACGAACGCCGGAAACTGGCGGCAAACATCGTTTCGGAACTGGTCTGGATGTCTAAAATGATGGACACCTTGAAAAGCAAGGCTGATGAAATCGGCCCGCTGGAATGGTTCGTGCAGGGTGAACAATCCATGTTGCGGGAAAATCCCGCGCTGAAAAGCTACAACACCACGATCAAGAACTATGCCACGCTGTTGTCTAAGCTGACTGATCTGCTGCCCAAGGCGACGACCCCGCCGCCCACAAGTGATGCCGGAGATCAGTTTGATGATTTTGTTGCCGGACGTGACGCGGATTGATTCGCTACCCGCTTACTTACAACCCTATCCTTGAATACTACGCCGCCATTGAAAACGGACAGGTCACTGTAAGCAAGAAAGTTGCAACCGTATACCGCAAACTGGCACAGGACGTTGTAAACGGCTGTGGCGAGTATGTCTATAAAGCCAAGCGCGCCAACCACGCGATTGAATTTATAGAAAATTTCTGCCGCCACAGCAAAGGCAAGGCGGGCGGCAAGCCGTTCATTCTGGAACTGTGGCAGAAAGCCCTCGTTGCCGCAATGTTCGGTTTCGTCCATGCGATAGACGGCACCCGGAAATACCGGGAAGTCCTGTTGGTGGTTGCCCGAAAAAACGGTAAGTCTACATTGTCCGCCGCGATCGGTCTATATCTGATGGTTGCGGACGGTGAACCCGGCGCAGAAATCTACGCCGTTGCCACCAAAAAAGATCAGGCAAAGATAATTTGGCAGGAAGCCCGGCGCATGGTTTGCAAATCGCCTGTGTTGCACTGGACGCGCAAGACCCCCAACGGAAAGATCAAACCGCTGGTTGCCGAAATGGTGAGCGAGTACAACGACAGCGTGTACAAGCCCTTGGGCCATGACAGCGACACGCAGGACGGCTTGAACGTCCACGGCGGATTGTTGGACGAAATCCACGCATGGGCACCGCCGATGCGCGCGCTGTACGACGTTATTGTTGACGGCGTGACCGCCCGCGAACAGCCCATGATCTTTGAAACCACCACGGCAGGCACGGTGCGCGAGGGTCTGTACGATGATCTGTACCAAGAAGCCGAGAATGTCATAAATGGATATTATGACGAAAACGGCTACAAAAACGAACACTTCCTGCCGGTCATCTATGAACTTGATTCCCGCAAGGAATGGACGGACGAGCATTGCTGGGCAAAAGCAAACCCCGGTCTCGGCACAATTAAATCCCTTGAACAGCTGCGCGCCAAAGTCCAAAAGGCGGTTGCAAATCCGAAATTGGTAAAGAACCTGCTTTGCAAGGATTTCAACATTCCTGAAACCATCGGCGAGGCATGGCTGACGTTTGAACAGCTGAACAACACCGCGCTTTTCGACGTCCACGCCCTGCACCCCCGGTACGGCATCGGCGGTGCGGACTTTTCCAGCACGACCGATCTTACCGCCGCCGTTGTCCTTTTCATGCTCCCCAACGACCCGCACATCTACGTCATGGCAATGTTCTGGCTGCCGGAAGAATTGTTGGAACGCCGTGTGCGGGAAGATCGCATACCCTATGACCTGTGGAAAGATCAAGGTTATCTGCGCACCTGCGAGGGCAACAAAGTTCGGCAAAAAGATGTCACGGACTGGTTTCTTGAAGTGCAGAATGATCTTGACTGCTATATCTACCGGGGCGGGTACGATGCGTGGAGCGCAAGCTATTGGGTCGATGAAATGCAAGAGACTTTCGGAAAAGGCGTGTTCACGCCGGTACAGCAGACAATGAAAGTGTTGTCGCTGCCTATGAAACAATTAGGCGCTGATTTTGATAGTAAACTTATCGTTTACAACAATAACCCTGTGCTGAAATGGTGCCTTGCCAACACCGGCATTGTGGAAGATAAAAACGGCAATATCAAGCCCAACAAAACCAGCAAGGCGCGAAAGCGCATTGACGGTTTGGCCGCCCTGCTTGACGCCTTTGTGGTGTTTCAGGATTGCCAAGACGATTACAAAAGTATGTTATAGGAGGCTTACCCCATGGGATTCTTTCAGCGGTTACGCGCTGCGGTTGCCCGCAGCCCCACCAGCACACAAGTGAAAATGGTTACGGAGGCGGGCAACGGTCTGTATTCCTACGATGGGAACCTGTACAAAAGCGACATTGTACGCGCCTGTATTCGCCCCAAGGTCAAAGCCGTGGGCAAGGCAACCCCGCGCCATATCCGCACCACTACCACCCCGGACGGCAAGACAACCACCCAGACAAACCCAGACGCATACATTCGGGCATTGCTGGACGAACCGAACCAGTACATGACATGGCAGATGTACGCAGAGAAAATGGAAACGCAGCTGATCTTGAACAACAATGCGTTTGCCGTAATCCAGCGTGATGAAAACGGCTATCCTGTTGCCCTTTTCCCTTTAGTAGCGGATAGCGTGCAGGCCCTGTACAACAAGGCCGGTGAACTGCTGCTGCAATTCTGGCTGCCGAACGGCAGCACATGGACGTTCGCCTATACCGACATAATCCATCTGCGCAACGACTACAACGAAAATGACGTTTTCGGAACGCCGCCCGGTGCAGCCTTGCGGGATATTATGGAAGTTATCGGCACCACCGACCGGGGTATTGTCAATGCCGTGCGGAACAGCGCGGTCATTCGTTGGTTGCTGAAATTTACCTCTAACGGTATGCGCCCGGAGGACATCAAGAAACAGACCGACATTTTTGCCGATGCGTTCCTTGACGCCAACAACAGCAAGGGTGTTGCCGGTACGGACGTCAAAGCCGATGCAATCCAGCTGGAACCGCACGACTATGTGCCCAACGCCCTGCAAAGCCAAAACAACATAACCCGCCTGTATAGCTTTTTCAACACCAACGAAAAGATCGTGAAAAGTTCCTTTTCGGAGAATGAGTGGATCAGCTACTACGAGGCGCAGGTCGAACCCGATCTGCTGCAATTTGCCACCGAACACACCCGCAAGCTGTGGAACCGGCGGCAGCGGGCTTTCGGAAATCGGCTGTATCTGGAAAGCAGCAACCTCCAGTATGCCAGCATGAGTACCAAACTTGCATTGCAGGCTATGGTTGACCGTGGCGCGCTGCTGCCTAACGAGTGGCGCGCCGTCCTTGGCCTTGCCCCTGTTGCGGGCGGTGATGAGCCTATCCGCCGCCTTGATACACAGCCTGTCAAAACCACAAAAGCGGGAGGTGAAAACGAATGAAACTGAATATTAAGGGCGTGATCGTGCCCAACGACTACAAACACGTCTATGACTATTTCGGCATTGAATCCACGTCCGCAAAGGACGTTTCGGACGCGCTGGATGCCGCCAACGGTCAGCCGCTGGAGGTGTACATCAATTCCGGCGGCGGTTATGTGCGGGCCGGCAACGAAATTTATACCCTGCTGTCGGAGTACGGCGGCGGTGTGAATATCAAGATCATCTTTGCCGCCAGCGCCGCCAGCATCATTGCCATGGCTGGGCACAGCGCTATTTCCCCGGTTGGGCAGCTGATGATTCACAACGTCGCCAGCACAGCCGAGGGCGATTACCGCGCCATGCACCACGCCGGAGACGTGCTGGAAACCGCCAACGATTCCCTCGCCAACGCCTATATGCGCAAGTCCGGGAAAACCCGCGACGAAATCCGCGCAATGATGGACGCGGAAACGTGGATTACTGCCCAGCGCGCCGTTGAATTGGGGCTGGTTGATGAGATCATGGGCGGCGACCTCGTTGCCGGTCTGGGCGCCGAACTACTGCCCGACAGTGTTATCCAAAAGACGCTTGCCATGTTCCGCGCAGATAAAAGCGCCGAACTTGCGCAGGCGGAAACCGACTATCAGAATCTTCTCAAAAAGGAGTAACTAAAATGACGAGAGAACAGTATAACACCCAGCGCACCAAACTGATGAACGATATGCGCGCCGCTATCGACGCGGGCGACACGGCCACCGCCAACAGCTGCCGCGATCAGGTCAGGGCGTTGGATAACCAGTGGGAAGCCGAGGCGCAGGCGCGCGCGGATTTTGCCGCGTTGCAGAACAGCACCCGCAGCTTTACCCCCGCCGACGTGACCCCCGCCCAGACCAACGCCGTGACGCAGATTGTGAATTTCGCTGGCCACGCTGCCGGTGCCCACGTCAGCCCCCAGACCGACCCCAGCGAAACCGCCGAATACCGCAATGCGTTCATGGCGTATGTCTGCCACGGCACCGAGATTTCCGCCGATCTGCGCGCCAGCGTTGCTCCGATGCTGAACGCCGCCGCTACCACGACCACCACCGACGCAGGCGCGGTTATCCCCACCACGATTGCCCGCGAGATCATCAAACAGATGAAGTCTTACGGCGAACTGTACGCCAAGATTCGCAAGCTGAACGTGCAGGGGGGTATCGAATTCCCGATTCTGACGCTGAAACCCACCGCAAGCTGGATTGGTGAGAGCAAGTCCAGCGACGATCAGAAGCTGGAGGCTAAAACCAAGGTTTCTTTCAGCTACTACGGTCTGGAATGCAAGATCGCGCAGACCCTGCTTGCGGCTGTTGTGACCTTTGAGGAGTTCCAGCAGATGTTCACGCAGCTGGCGGTCGAGGCTATCGTCGCCGCAAAGGAAAAGGCAATCATTTCCGGCACCGGCAGCGGGCAGTTCCTCGGCGTTACCAAGGACACCCGCGTGCCCGCCAAGAATGTTGTCACACTGACCCCGGACGAGTTCACCTCTTATTCCGCATGGAAAAAGAAAGTCATGGCGAAAATCCCCAAGGCATACCGCAAGGGCGAGTTCGTCATGGCGCAGGGCACGTTCGATGGCTACATTGACGGCATGGTTGACGCCAACGGTCAGCCCATCGGCCGCGTCAACTACGGCATCGACGGCGAGGAAAACTACCGTTTCTGCGGCAAGACCGTTGACACCGTGGAAGATGACGTTATTCCCAGCTATGACGATGCCGCCACCGGCGATGTTGTTGCCGTGTTCTTCAACCCGACCGACTACGCCGAGAACAGCAACGGTTCTTTCAGCACCGTCAAGTGGACTGACCACGACGACAACGCCGTCAAGACCAAGGTGCTGCACATCTGTGACGGCAAGCTGCTTGACCCCAACGGCGTTATCATCATCAAAAAGGGCGAAGCTGCCAAGGCGTAACCCCCGGAGGTGTAAACCGTGCTTGAACTTGCAAGAGTGTGGGTGCTGCGCAACAAGAACAACACTGCGTTTGATGATGAACTTACAGATTTGATTGCTGCCTGCAAAGCTGATCTGCGCAAACGTGGTGTCGTAAAGATCAGCGACGACGACCCGCTTATCAAGCAGGCGGTCAAGCTGTACTGCAAGGGCAATTTCGGGTACGGCGGCAGCGACGCCGAACGCTACCAGAAAAGCTATGAAAGCCTTGCGGTCAGCTTAAGCCTGTGCGGGGATTATCTGGAGGACTGATATGTATTTCAGTGATGAAATTATCCTGATCGACACGGACACCTCCGGCACCGATGCAATCGGCTTGCAGGCGGAAACCGAAACCGGGCGTACCACCGTTTACGGTGACATCAAAAGTGTAAGCCGGGAGGAATCCTTTACGGCGGGCAGCCGTGGGTACAGCGAGGTTGAAAAGATCGTGCTGCGCCCATGGGATTACAGCGGGCAGAAATACGCACTGCTGCACGGTGTAAAAAAACAGGTGTACCGCACCTATCAATCCAACCCGGACACGCTGGAGCTGTACGCCGCCACCAGAAAGGGCATTTCGTGAGCAATTCTATTAAGGTCAAGCCGGAGGAATTAGGGGCTGTTATAACGCAAGCCCTGAAAGAGTACCAACAGGAAGTTGCCGACGACATGAAAGCCGCGTGCCTGAAATGTGCCGAAATTGGCGCAAGTGATCTGAAAGTCACAAGCCCATACAGACGGCACAAGAAAGGCGCAAAAGGCGGACATTATCGTTCTGGCTGGGACGTTTCTGTACTCTATGAAAGCAATTCCACTATTCGCGTGGCTATCCACAACAAGAAGAAACCGGGGCTTGTACATTTGCTGGAGCACGGACACGCAAAAATAAACGGCGGCAGAACCAAGGCTCTGCCGCACGTTGCGCCCGAAGAAGAAAAGTTGGCGGGCATGATTACGCAAGAGGTTGTGGCCCGCTTTAAGCGTTAGAAGTGGGCACCTGTTATTTCTACTTTTTCCTCTATAAAGCATCGGAACAGCTGTGCAGTATCTACACAATCACCGAGGGCGCGGTGCGCGTCCATTCGGTCAATGCCGTAGTAGTTGCACAGAGTCTCCAGCTTATAATCTTCCACGTCATAATCTTTGTCGTAGTTGGGAGCATATCCGCCGATTTCCTCGTCATACTCCCACTTTGGCTTTTTCAGTATCTTCCCTGCAAGGATATAGGTATCAAAGAATTTGTGTTTAGGTGTTGTTACATCAAGCCCTGCACGGCACAGGAATTTCAAATCAAATTCAAGGTTGTGCCCAAGCAGGGGCATATCCCCGATAAATTCCTGCAAAGACGGAATGATTTGATATAGCGCGGGCGCACCCTCCAGCATTTCCGGCGTTATGCCATTGACTGACATAGCCTCCCGCGCAGAATCCGTTTCAAGTTTTTGCGGGGGGGGGGTAATCATCGTATGGAATACATCAACAAATTCATAATCCTTTACTTTGATTGCCGCAACCTCCAACACTGCATCTTTGGTACAGGCAAGCCCGGTGGTTTCGGTGTCTATAACAACAAAACTGCCCAGCTTTGCAGGGTCGCTTTTCGCTGTAATCCGGGAATATGTAAGCTCTTTCAAAAAAGACACCGGCTGCACGCGTTGTTTCTTTCCGTCTGTTCTGATCTGAAAGCGGGGCACGGATTCAAACGCCGCAATGCCTGCCTTGCGCTGGTTCCATTCCGCTTTCCTTGCCGCAATGTGAGCTTGCTTTTCTGCCTCTTCTTTCGCTTTGCGCGCTGCCACCATTGCCGCAACCTGTTCGGCTTTTGCTTTTTCTTCTGCCTGTTTCTGTGCTTTAAGCTCTTTATCACACTTCAAGCACAGTGAATCCTTTGTCATAAAGAAAAACAAGCCTTTTCGCCCACATCGTTTACATTGCCGCATAATCAACACCCTTTCGCATTTATTACTTACAGCATAGCAGAAAAGCACGATCTATGCAATAAAAAGATGAAACGGAGGTCTTACAGCTGACCCAAGCAGAATTAAAAACCGTTTTGGATTCCAGCGGGCTGCCGTTCGCTTACCGTGCATGGAAAAACGGTCACGCGCTGCCCTTTGGCGTGTTCTATTTTGAACGCGATACCCCTTTTGCGGCAGACGGTGTTGTGTACACCAAAAAGACCCGCTACGCGCTGGAACTGTACACAGCTGAAAAAGACCCCGGCGCAGAACAGCAGCTGGAAACCGCCCTGACTGCCGCCGGAATCTTTTACAGTAAGTCCGAAGAAATCTATATTGACGATGAACAAATGCAATACGTCATCTACGAAATTGAGGTGTAAAAATGCCTAAAGATAAAGTTTTGTTCAACCTGAAAAACGTACACTACGCAAAGCAGACCGCCAGCGATGACGGCGCTGTTACCTTTGCAACCCCGGTTGCCGTGCCCGGTGCGGTTTCCCTTAGCCTTGACGCTGAGGGTGACGTTTCCAAGTTCTACGCGGACGGTGTTGTGTACTACGTCTGCCAGTCCAACAACGGCTATTCCGGCGATCTGGAAGTGGCAATGTTCCCGGAATCCATGCTGACCGACATTTGGGGCATGACGAAAAGCAAGAACGGCCTGATCGTCGAGAACGCCAACGCTGCCGCCAGCAACTTTGCCCTGCTGTTTGAGGTGGACGGCGACATCACCGGGCGCAAGTATGTGTTGTACAACTGCTCCGGCACCCGCCCCGGCATTACCGGCAACACCAAGAACGACAGCACCGAGCCGGACACCCAGAGTTCCTCCCTTACCGTATCCCCGCTGAAGGACGGCACGATCAAGGCACATACCGCTGACGATGCCACCGAAGCCGTGCGCAAGGCGTGGTACACAAAAGTTACCATGCCCACCGACACGGCAGAGTAAGACCCGGAATGCGCGGGTGTTCCACTGGAACACCCGCCTTATAGGAGAACAACATGGAAAAGACAATCAATATTGACGGCAAGGAAGTCCGCTTGCGGGCAACCGCCGCCGTGCCGCGCCTGTACCGCATCAAGTTCGGGCGTGACATCATGCAGGATTTGGCAAAACTTGCCGCCGCCTACGAGAAAGCCACCACCGAACAGGAGCAGCTTGCCGCAACTGATCTGGGGCTGTTTGAAAGCGTTGCCTACATCATGGCAAAGCACGCGGACAAGGACGCCGTACCCGGCAGCGTGGAGGAATGGCTGGAACAGTTTGAGATTTTCGACATTTACCAAGTTCTGCCGGAGATCCTTGAACTGTGGAACCTGAACACGCTTACCACCGCAACCCCGAAAAAAAAACACGGATGACGACCCGCGAAATGACAACACCGCTGTTTATGCTGCGGTGTTGTCAGATGGGGATTTCCCTGCGCGATCTTGACCTGCTGACTGTGGGCATGGTAAACGATATGGCTATTGAACGTGAAAACGACGACTACAAGTGGCCTATCAAGGCTACACAGGCAGACATCAACAAATTCTTTGGATAACGGTGCAGTAAATGGTCTGTACTAAGGGCTGAATGGAGCCGCTTACGGAAAGGAGGCGGCTCCATTTTGGCTGCCAAAGTAAAGGGCTTGACCCTTGAAATTGACGGAAATACAGAGGGTCTTGAAAAAGGGCTTACAAAACTGAACAAGCCTATCAGCGCAGTAAAGAATGAACTCAAAGATGTAACCCGCCTACTTAAACTTGACCCCGGAAATACCACGATTCTTGCCCAAAAGCAGGAACTTTTAGGCAAACAAATATCTGCCAGCAAGGACAAATTAGCGGCATTACAGCAAGCAAAAAAGGCTGCCGACGATGAAATGAAGAACGGCACCGAAATCAACCAAGAGGAATACCGCAAACTGTGCCGCGAAATCGAAAAAACCAAACTGCGCATTGATAACCTTACCGATGCTTTTGGAAAATCCAATGTGGCAGCACAAAAGCTGGCTGTCGTCGGCGATAAGATGCAGACTATCGGAGACGGTATTAGCGGCGTGGGCAAGGCTCTTGCGCCGGTGTCCGCTGCTGTGGCGGGCGCAGGCGTTGCCGGTGTAAAGCTGGCGGCAGACTTTGAAGATGCCTTTGCCAAGGTCAGTACCCTGTTGGACGAATCCAGCACGGATTTTGATGCGTACAAGGCTGACATCATGGCGGCCAGCAGCGAAACCGGCGTGTCTGTCAACGACTTTTCCGAGGCTGTGTACAGCGCCATTTCCGCCAGCGTGGACGCGGGCGATGCCGTAGATTTTACGACCTCCGCTGTCAAGCTGGCAAAGGGCGGCTTTACCGACACCGCAAAAGCCGTGGACGTTATGACAACCGCAATCAACGGCTACCAGCTGCAAGCCGAAGATGCAAGCAAAATCAGCGATCTGCTGATTACCACCCAGAACGAGGGTAAAACCACCGTTGACGAGCTTGCCTCCAGCATGGGCAAGGTCATACCTGTGGCGGCAGCTGCCAACTACGATATGACCGAGTTATCCTCGGCCTATGCGCTGCTTACCAAGAACGGTATTGCCACCGCCGAATCCGGCACTTACCTGAAATCCATGCTGAACGAACTTACCAAGTCCGGCAGCACTACGGATACCACCTTGCGGGAACTGACCGGCAAGGGCTTTGCAGACCTGAAAGCCGAGGGCAATTCCACCTCCGATATTCTGAATATGCTTTCTGATGCCGCCGCCAAGGACGGCAAGACCTTGAAAGATATGTTCAGCAGTGTGGAGGGCGGTTCCGCCGCCATGGTGCTTGCGCGCAACAGCGGCAGCGACTACAACGAAATTTTGCAGACGATGGAGCAAAGTGCCGGTGCCACCGACACCGCCTTTGCAAAGGTGACGAACACCACCAGCCAGAAATTTGCAAAAGCGCTGAACGAACTGAAAAACAACGCGATTGACCTGATGGATAACCTGTTGCCGGTTATCACGCAGATCATTGAGGGCGTTTCCGGGCTTGTGCAGAAATTCAGCGGTCTGGACGAATCCACCCAAAAAGTGATCTTGACCGTGGGCGGTATCATTGCCGTGCTGTCGCCGGTCTTGCTGTTCATCGGCAAGTTGGTGTCGAGCGTGGGAAGTGTGCTGAAAGCCGCGCCGGAGATCGTCTCCACCGTCGGCAAAGTAAAGGGCGCTATTTCCGGGCTGTTTGGTCTGCTATCTGGCACAAATCCTGTTGTGCTGATCGTGGCGGGCATTGCGGCACTGGTAGTGGCATTTGTAACCCTGTGGAACAAAAGCGAGGCTTTCCGCAATTTCTGGATAGGACTGTGGGAAGCCATCAAAAGCGTTGTTTCCGGCGCAATCAGCGGCATACAGGGGTTTCTTGCCGGTATGCAGGCGGGATTTTCCGCCGCGTGGAACGCGATACAAACAACGGTCAGCACCGTTGTTTCTGCCATCGCCAGCGGTCTGCAAGCGGCATGGGCTGGCATTACCGGCGCTGTCTCCACGGCGCTTAGTGCAATTCAGGCTGTTTTCTCCGCTGTGTGGGGCGCAATTCAAGCCGTTGTCAGCGGTATTGTTTCCACTATCGCCAGCAATCTGCAAGCGGTATGGGGCACCATCGGCGACGGTGTGACGACCGCCTTTAACGGCATCAAAGAGATTTTTTCTAACGTCTGGAACTACATCAAAACTCTTGTGCTGGGCGTCGTGTTGGTAATCTGCGATTTAGTCACCGGCGATTTTACCGCCCTGAAAAGCGATGTTTCTAATATCCTGTTGGCGTTGTCCAACGCTGTTTCCGGCATTTGGAACGGCATCAAGGCGGTTGTCAGCGGCGTTGCAAATGCCATTGTCAGCGCAGTCTCCGCCGCATGGAATGGTCTGCTGTCTACAATCAGCACGGTTTGCAGCGCGATCAGCAGCACCGTACAAGCGATTTGGAACGGCATCAACGCGGTTATCAGCGGGGCAATGTCGGCAATTTCCGGCGCGGTTTCTGCCGCGTGGAATGGGCTGCTGTCTATCGTCAGCAGCGTGTGCCAAGGTATCAGCAACACCGTACAATCCATCTGGAATGGCATTTTAGGCTTTTTCCGTGGGTTGCCCGGTACGCTTGCGAGCATCGGCAGCAGTATGTTCAATGCCCTTGCCAACGGCATTACCAGCGTTGCCGGGGCGGTCTACAATGCCGCCGTCAGCTGTATTACACAGGCAATCACTTACATCAAGGCACTGCCCGCGCAGGCTGTGCAATGGGGTTCTGACTTCATCAACGGTTTGGCACGCGGTATCACGTCCGCCGCAAACGCTGTGGTGGAAAAGGTGCGCGGCATTGCCGAAAACATCCGTAGTATGCTGCACTTTTCCCGTCCGGACGAAGGCCCCTTGCGCGATTACGAGAAGTGGCCGGTTGATTTTATCCACGGCTACGCCGACGCCATGCGCGGCGCTATGCCGTACCTGCAAAAGACCCTCGACGGTATCACCGCTGGTATGGCGGTTATGGTAAACGGTTCGCCGCTTGCCACCGCTGGCGCAGGCGCGGGGGCAGTTACCAACAACACCACCATGAACCAGACTGTCAACATAACCAGCCCGCAAGCGCTGTCGCCCGGCGAAACCGCGCGGCAGACCCGCTTTGCAACCCGCGATCTGCTTGCCAAGTTAAAGGGGTGATTTTATGCGAAATTTCCTGCTGCCCTGCAAGCGCGGCGGGGAAAGTATCGTCATTAGCTACCGCTGGCCGCTGTGGTTGGACGACGTGGACGGCCTTACAAAATCCGAATTTGAGGTTGAAACCGAAAAAGGCAGCGGTCAGGACGGCGAAATTTATAAATCCAGCACCGCCGCCAAGCGGAACATTGTGATCTACTGCTGGATTAAGGACAACCACCGCGCTATGCGGGAAAGGCTGTACAGCTTTTTCCTCCCACGCGAAACCGGCACCCTGTACGTTACTGACGGCGACGTCACCCGCAAGATCGACTATGTGCCCGAATTTGTAGATGTTGACCCTACCGGCCAGCAGCGCAAGGCAACGATCAGCCTTATGTGCCCCGACCCGCAATTCAAGGATATTACCGATGAGCGCGTGGAAATGGCTACATGGGAGGGGCTTATCGAGTGGCCGGACGATGTGATGGAAATACCCGATGAACCCTTTGAAATGACTACCAAGCGCACCAACCTCGTTGTCACCATTGAAAACAGCAGTAATGTTACGCGCGGGCTGACCGTGCAATTCAAGGCGACCGGCACCGTATACAACCCCAGCCTGTTTGAAGTCAAGCGCCAAAAGGGGTTCAAAATCCTGTGTGAAATGCACGCGGGTGATGTGCTGACCGTAACAACAGGGTTGAAAAACAAACGGGTAAAGCTGAAACAAAACGGCGTTGAAAAAAGCGCAAATAATCTGTGGGTGTACGGCTCCACATGGCTGCAAGCGGAACCCGGTGACAACGTATTCCGCTATGACGCGGAAAGCGGCATCGGCAATCTGGAGGTTGTTGTTTCCAGTACGCCCGCCTATTGGGGTGTATAGCTTATGGAATTATATGTGTTTGCCGAAAGCGGTGAATTTCTGGGCGTGATTGACCTGTTTTCCTCCCTGCGCTGGCGTCGGCGTTATTGGGAACCCGGCGAGGTAGAACTGCACCTGTACGCCACCGAGGAAAACATAGCCCTGTTGCAGCCCGGTGTCATTCTGCGCCGGGTTGACCGCAAGGAATCTGCCCGCGTGATGGGCATTGGCATCAAGGGCTACGAACTTACCGTGTCGGCGCGTATGCTGTCCATCTATTTCAGCATGGCGCTTGTAATCGGCTTGAAAAGCTACACCGGCACCCCGGCTGAAATCCTGTGCCAGCTTGCCGAAGATGCCCGCGATTCTGTGCCTGAACTGGTTGTTGACCGCGCCGACCTGCCCACAGGCGACGCCATCACAATACAGCTGGATTTCAAAAACACGCTGAAAGCAATGACCGCCGTTGCCAAAGCATACGGCCTGGGCTTTCGTCTGCTGTACAGCACGGAACAAAAATTCACGTTTCAGGTGTACGAGGGCGCAGACCACAGCGCCGAGCAGACGGACAACCCGGTCGTCTATTTCACGGATGAATTTCAGAACTTCATCGACGCCGAATACAGCCTTGATGAATCCGACTATTGCAATGTTGCGTATGCGCGCGGCAGCGACGGCACCATTGTTTCCATTGACCGTTCCAAAGGCGGCCGCAAGCGAGTGTGCTATGTTGATGCCTCCAGCGTGACCCCGGACGGCAAGACTGATTCGGCATACCGCGACGAACTGAAAACACAATGCGGCTGGGCGCTGTTCGACCACATCAAGACCGAGAACTTCACCGGCACGGCGACCGACGTTGAAAATTTTGTCTACACCGAGGATTGGGATTTAGGCGACAAAGTAACCACCGGCGATTCCACCATCGGCAAGACCCTGACCGAGCGCGTGACCGAAGTTGAGGAAATCTACGAAAACGGCGGCGTTACCGTCTACCCGGTCACAGGCAAAACAAAATCCGAAACCTTAGATTTGGAGGATTTATAAATGGGTGAATGGAGTGGATTCTTCCCCTCGCACAATGGGGACAGAAAATATACCACCGCTGATACCGCCGCCACAACGGATATTCTGTTCCATTCCGGCGTGTGCCAGCAAGGTGATCTGACCCTTACCCCGGCGGGCGGCATGACCGCGCAGCTGGGCGAGGGCTGGGCTATTGTGAACGGCTACCACTACAAGAACGACGGCCCGCTTGTGCTTACGTTCGGCTATGCCGACGGCGCGCTTGACCGTATTGACACGGTTGTTGTTCGGCGCGATGTAAACACGCGGGATATTCACGCAATGGTCGTGGCTGGG